TTGCCGAGAAGACACACCGCTTGTTGAAGCTAGCGCCAGCCACAACACCCCTTATGTCGCCATGGGGTGCCTTGTGGTCCAACGCGCCGTGTTCGCCCTGGGTGAGGTTGTAGGTGTTGCCCTCGTTGCGCTCTTCAGCAAGCGGGCTGCCAGCCGTGAGCAGGCCAAGTTGTGTGACGCGCTCGGATATCTGGTCAGATTGCGCCTGGTCATTGATCTCCTCTGGCGTCTCGGCTGGGCGCAGGAGTTGGTTATATATGCCGGTGGTGGCCACTACCTGCCCCTCCTTCGCCGACCACCGACGACACGGATGAGGCCGCGTATGCCCTCCATCATCAGCTTCTCGGCCCGGTTCATGATGAACCCGAAGTGCATGACGCTAAAGCTCTGGCCCTTGACGGACATGCTGATGGATAGCTCACTGGTGTCTTCATCACCAATGAGCAGGTTGCCTGTGGCCTGGGTGGAGGTGTCGCCCCAGGTGATGTCGGTGCCGCCGGGCTTTCTCTGAAAGACCTTGTCGGTGAGCGACCCGTCAGACTTCTGCACCCTTGTGCGGAGGGTGTTCTTGCTCTCGAACGGCTGCGTCTCGTCTTGCTGCTCGACGGCGGCCTGGGCTGGAGAGAGGTCGATGATTTGGGTGATCCATTCCTTCCGGTCGCTCCCGATGAGCGTATTGAAGAGGCCGTATGGCCAGTCGGTATTGAGTTTGTCTGTCCCCGCGCCATGGCTGAGTAGGTTGGCCCAGACGCCACGCATCTTGAGTTCTTTGCCCTCTTCGAGCCCGACATTGGTGGACTTGTAGGCCCAGTCGACAGGCTGCGCTACCGAGTCATCCTTTCGGACGGAGTCACTACCAAGCGACCATCGATTCAAGATGTAGAGGGGTATGCGCTTCAGGATGCCGTTCACGTCATCGTTCAGGTAAACTTGCTTCGCCCCGCCAACGGTGGGGGTGTCCCACGCCATGCCGCTTGTGTCGTCGGCGACCTTCGCCACCACTCTCTTGAATGGCAGGTAGAGAAGCCGGTTGTGGCGTCCCTGGTTAAGGTTCATCTGGGGCTCGTGGTAGTGGTCCGCATCCGAGCCGGTCCACGCTATCAGGAGGTAACCACCGGTCGCAGATGGTGTGCCAAAACTCGTGTTGGTATAGGTCGCTATAGTCCACGGCTTGTCAGAGGCGGCCGGGATAGCGCTCGCCAGCCTCTCTGGCGGCACCATCACCTCAACCGTGCTGGTGCCGACGCCATCAAATATCGGCACCCACCGAGTGTTATCGAAGGATAAATACATCCGAATCTGGTCGACGCCCTCACCGCCAGCAAAGTCCCAGACGTCTTGGGGAGGCACAACGGTGACGGGGATAAGGATGCACTCCTCGCCGAGGGTGACCTCGTGTTCACCGACAGGGAAGACGTAGCCAGCCGGAACCTTGATTGGATCCCAGAAGAAAAACCCACCGTCATCAGTCGCTCCAGTGCCGATCGGCGCGATGAGGCGGCCGACTCCGGTTATCTTCCGGTCGTCCTCGTCAGTGATGCTTCGGTCAATAGCGCCGCCGCGTCCGTACTCAAGGATAAAGAACGACCGGTCGGTGGTGTCGTTATCCAGGTCAGTGCCCGCATCGACATACTCAGCGTCGTCGATGAGCGCCTGGACATCTGGGCCTGCAAGAACGAAGAGGTCGTCCTGGTAACCGAGCACCCAGGGAGACGGCACGTTCTGGGTAACGCCGACAGCGGCAACAGGCTCGACACCGCCGTCGTCTTTTACGTTGGACTCAAATGTCCACCAAGACCACTTCCCGCTGGTGAGCACGAGTGCCCCGCTGAGTTTCGGGATGGAGATGACCAGCAGCTTCATCGACGCTACATACACGCACTTCACCCCCTCCGAGTCGAATCGAAGGGTGGTCTGGGGCTGCTCCCCGCTCAGGGTCGTGTGGCCAAATACCGGCGTCGAGACGAAGTACGAGGTGACTGGGTTGCTCATCCCCTGGCCCGTGAAGAACGGGAGGATGTCGTTCGATAGCGGCGTAATCGTCAGGCCGTTCTGAGTCGAGTAGATGCCGCCCGTGTCCGTCCAGACCAGCGAGCCCTCGACCTTCGTGATGGCGTTTGGCCCCACACAGCCGATCGTGTCGCTCGCTCGCGTGAGTCGTCCGTCGACAACAATGTCGCCGTTGGACGGCTGATAGAGCCACGTCTCGTTGGCGGTGAAGATGACCAGATTGGCGTTCAGTTCGGCGATGCATGTGATCTGCTCCTCCGACGGGACAATCAACTCATTGTTCGAGTTGATAGCGTTGGCAAAGCCCGGGTCGGTCCACCACAAGGTCTTGCCCGTAGCGTAGACCAGCCGGTTCTGGACAACGGCGCAATCGACCGGCTCACCCATGTCAGCGGTGCGGACGTAGTCAAACGCTTCTGGGCTCAACCCGGGGCTCAGGACCACCGGGGTGATCATGCTCGACTCGCCATACGACATGGCGTACTCGTGCTTATTAAACCTGTCGACAGCCGTCGTGCGCAGGCCGTTGAACGAGGCGGGCAAGTAGGCCCAAACGCCTGCCGTCTTGTTGCCGAAGTAAAGGATATCATTGAACTCTTCAAAGAAGAAGAACTCATCCTTGGCCTTCACCCAGGCAGTGTAGGAGGCCTCTCGGTTGGTCTGGTATTGCGGATTGACCCCCTCCACGCCCTCGACGCCGACCAGCGTAGTGTCTCTACCGCCGACGGTGGTGGGCACCACATCCTTGAAGCTAGCCGAGACAGCCGACTCGCTGGTGTGCATGTAGAGCGGAACCTCGAACCGTTCATTGGTGGTGAGGTCATAGATGCTGACGACGTAGAGCGGCACGATGGGGGCACGCGGTGTGGTGCCCCCTGTAAACGACGTGTTCACATCGGCCAGGAACACACTGAGCATCTGGAGGTTGCCGAAGTTCGTCTTGATGAGGTGGCTGCCGAGGTGCTTCTTAAAGCCCCAGTCGGACAACGCGCCGGGGAGGGGCGCCGACATCTCGGTATCGAACTGCGTGACCTGTCCAAAACCCCTGCGTACCTGCCAGGAGTTATTGTGGAAGAGCATGTTGAGAGCGAACGACCCCTTGCTGGGAGCGTTCGCCTGGATGCCATCCTGGAGAAGCTGGACCTCGCTGGCGGCAGTGGCCATTAGCGACCGAGCCAGGGCACGCACTGAACGTAGTCACCGCCATCGTGGGCTCTCGCCAGCAGGTACTCCTTGAACTCGCCCAGTCGAATCGCCGCCTGCCTGAGCAGCGGCTGATTCTCAGCGCCGTCAACGATGGCGTACTGCTTGTAAGCCAGGAGCGGGATAAGGTCGTGGAAGGCTACGAGGTCATCGATATACGCGCTTGGGCTCCCCGTCCACGTGATGTCACCCTCTGGCACGTAGTTCACCTGGAAGGTGCCGGTGAGGCTGCGGCTGAACACGAGTTTGGTTCCGGCCAGGTAGTAACTCGACCCCACCACGTCCATTGATGTGGGGTTGGTGAGGCCCTCGAAGCGCAGCGTTACGACGCCATCGGTATTGACCTGGTTGAACTCATTGAGCCGGATGAGGCGTCCATCGTCCGCTGTGGGTGACGGGCCGAGGAACGATGGGGAGTCATTGACGAGGTCATAGGTTCTGACCTGGGCCAGCGTGACTTCCTGAATAGTGTTGTAGATCATCGGGTTAGAGTCGCAGACGAGGTTTCTGAACTCGCGATAGCCGTCATCGAGGAAGATCTCAACATCGGCATCGGAGACAAACGTCTGGTCGGGCTCATCGATATAGAGCCTGAACTTGGTGGCGACCTCTGCTGGTGTCATCCGAGACCTCCGAAGACGGGACTAATCAGCGCCTCCTGACCTGCCGCCTGGGCCGACTGGGCGCTCTCAAGGGTCTGGACCTGCTGCGCCCTACCGAGCGACTCCTCGGCCATCTGACCCTGCGTGGCGCCAGAGCCAGCCGCTACGAGGTTAGCCATCTGCTGGTTCATGTTGGCGCCAGGGCCGGGCTGCCTTGGGAAGACCTTCTGCATGGCCTCGGCCTGCTGGAACTCCATGTCGTTCGCTTGCGGGTTGCTGAGAGCGACGACCACATCGCGGATGTAAAGCTGTCGCTCTTCCGGCAGCGCGTAGAACTCGTCGGTATGAACGAAGTCGGCGAAGACCTTGAGCATCGCGGAGAGGTCGTCGGAGAGGAAGACCTCGACCTCGAACCCTCGCCTGGTCGCTTCGAGCAGCTTCTTGGCGTGAGCCATGGACGCCACCTTCTCGGTGATGAAGGCGTTGCCGGTACGGAACGATATCTCCCGCATGGCCGTCTCTGGGGTGATGAGGCCAGCCTGAAGCAGGTCGAGCACGTACTGATCTCTGTCACGCGCATCCTGACGGAATGCGCTCCCGGCCTCGATGAAGATCTCAGGGTCATCAACGATGGACGTTGAACTGATGGCCTCGTACATGACCTTGCCAGCCTGGTCGAGCATGCGAACCATCTTGGGCTCCGCGTAGTGCTCCTTCATCAACTCCAATACCACCCTGGCCAATGACCGGATGGCCTTCTCGATGTTGGTCTGGGTCTCCTGAAGCTGAGACGTGTCTCGCTCTGTGAGAACCTGCATGGCCTTGCCAGAGCTTACGCCCACCGCTCGCTTACCAAGGCTCACCGAGTGAATGCCCGCAACGTCGTGCATCTCTGCCTGAGTCCTCGTGATGCTGTCGAGGACGTAACCGGGGAGAGGCACCGGCTGAATCTGCTGTGGCGCGCCACCAGCGGGGTTGAAGAATATCTTCTCACCCGGCCGGTTGGTGAGCGCCGAGGAGTTGATGCCAGCGGTCTTCGGGATGGCCCACTTGGGGTTGCCCATCAGCTTGACGTTGTGAACCACCTGGGTGCGCTGCTCGTTATAGAGCCGCTGCAAGTCGAGCAGAGGCTGCATGAGCCCAATACCCCACAGGCGCCCGGGGACTTCGGTATAGCGGATGATTTGCACCGGGAAGGTCTTGGTCTTCCACGTGCCCTTGTAGAGGTAGAGGTCACCGGCCAGGATGGCGTGGCGTCCGTCTCGCCAGTAGACCTCCATGAGTTCGATGCGGTCGTCTGGGACGGTGTGCAGGTTGCTGTCGAGGGATGGACCGTCACCCGCGTTCTGCGTAGATGCGATCTCGTCGGCGTACTTTGGGTACGCCTTCTTCACGTCTTCCTCGACATGGTAGCTGCGTAGCGCAACCCACTGGGAGTCACGAGGCTCTGTGACCTTCTCCTCGAAGAGGACGTCATACGGGCTCACGGGCTCACTGTGAACCGCGCCATCGTCGGCATCATAGTAGCTGTGCATCGCCACCGTGCCGGTCACCAACAGCCACTGGATGGCCCGGTGGAGCTTTGACTCCATGTCTTCGCGGTGCCAGTAGTACTGAAGCGCTATCTCGGAACTCTTCGCCTTGATGATGTCTTCATTCGACGGACTGGCTGGCATCACGGCGATAGAGGGGTAGCTCATGGTCAGTCGCGCCAGGATGTTCCGGTAGATGTTGAGCAACAGGTTGACTGTCTGTCGCTGACTACCGTCTGAGCGGGCACGCTGGTTGATGACGTAGTTGCGCTCGTCTCGGTCGTAATCGAGCCACTGACGCCCTTCGAGGAACATCGTGCATAGATCCCAGACCTGCGAGTAGGAGGTCTTGTCACTGCGGGACGACCGGAGGTGGCTCCCGATGTTCTCTGGATACTCAGGCATCTTACATCCCCACGGGAAGGAGGCCGACGTCGAATGTGCTTGTGTCAACTGGCTGTGCCCCGCTGGCCGGGACGCTTCCCTGGATGCCGCCTGGATTCATGTATGTATCCACAAACGGTGCCGCCTGTGAGGCGCCGGGGATATACTGCTCCGCCGTGGCCTGAGTGCCCTTGCCAGTGGCGCCGAAGCCGAGACCTGGGCCGCCCATAAGCTCAATGTTCTTGGTGGTGGCAAAGAGGGGGTCAGCGCCTCCTATGGCCGTCTCACCCAGGCCAAGCGCAAAGCCAGCCGCGTAGGCATCCTCCTCATCCTCTAGGAGGTGAGGTGCTGCCTGCTTAACAGCATACTGCCCGCTCCCAGAGGTCCACGCTGCACCTACGGGGCTACCCGACGCTGTGACTGCCGCTGTAGCTGGCTGAATCGCTGTTGCCAGGGGTGCCAGTAGGGGAAGCATAGATCACCTCGAACATTTCAGAGGGCGTAGGGTCTATATGGGGTGGGCGAAGGAGGAGGTCAAGTTCCTCCCCCTTCACCCGTCTCAAAGTGGTCAGGAACCTGACCAACGATATCTCCACGAACACCCCGCCAACAAGGAGGGCAACAAGCAGGATGTCGTGGAGAATCGCCACATCACACCTAGAGCGTGACGCCAGTCAAGACGCCGTTGGCGTTGGGGCGGTAGCAGTAGTGGTTGTAGTACCACTTGTAGAAACCTTCCCAACTGTCGTTGTCGGTAACCCGCGACAGAACGCTTCCGTCGAGGTCCGCGAACTTGCCATCTTCGAGCACCGCGAGCTTCCAGCACTTGGTGTTCATGAAGATCATCAAGCCGTTGTCGACGTGACGGGCGCTCTTGATCGGCACGCCAGCGTACGACAGGCCCAGGAAGCCACCATCACCGGTAGTCGCCTTCTCGACGGGCTTGAAGATGTTGCCGCTGATAAGCGCGGTGTACTTCGCCCGCATGATCGGGTTCATGAGGATGAGGTCGATATCCTGGCCACTGGTGACGTTGATGGCGTCAATCATCTGCTGCATGCGCTCAAGCGTGAGCGCCTCGGCATCGCCGCTGCCAGAGTTGTCGGCGTCCATGTTGGCGATAACCGACTGAAGCGCCATCGCGTCACCAGCCACCGAGCCGCGGTCGACTCCGAAGAGGCTCACGTAACCGAGGTTGCCGTAGATACCAGTGGGCTCCTCGTCGAGGAGCGCATTCACTGCGGCATTGGTGTCACTGATAACCAACGCACAGCCAAAGCCATCGGCAACACCACTGGTGTTGAGAGCATTGGTGAGGCGAATCGTGCCAGCCGAGGGATTGAACCCGGCGTGGGTGATGTCGATGGCCGCCAAAGTCGTGATGAACTCGTAGGTCACCGTGTCGCCAGACAGGGTGTCATTGGAGCAGTCAACGACAGCAACGTCGATGTTGCTTCCCTTGGCGTTGTACGCTGCGGCAATCTTCGCAAAGTCGCCTCGGAACTCCCACGTGGCAGCGGCACCCTCGGTCTTGTGCTGGTTGAGGAACCCAACGACGCGACCGCCGCTTGTGAGCACGCGGTCAGCCCTGTTGCGAACATCGTCCTTGAGCTTGTCCATCTCAAGTTCGAGAGCGCCAACGAAGCTAGCCGTTCCGCCCTTGGCAGCCGACGCAATCGCCGGACCAGTCACCTGGAACCGACCGTAGAGGTAGGCGGCGGTGAAGGTCAGGCGCTTGGTGGTCTGCGTCCCAGCGGTGGGGAGCGTGGCCGATTCAGCCCTGAAACCGACCCCGGTGTTGCGTCCGACATGCACGGGCACGACGCCCTGCTTGCCCGCCCATGTGATCTTGGCCTTCTCAAACAAGTTGAGGACCATGACCTCTTGATTCAATTGTTCTTGTAGCGGACCAATGTAGTAGTCCTTCAAAATCGCATCGAGAGATGCTCTTGTGGCTTCCGCCATTTTCTAACTCCTGTTAGCCGAAGAGGTTGAGCGTGCCCTTTTTGAGGGCGCCCAGGAGGGCTTCTGAGCCCTCTGCGATCGAACCGAAGGACTGTCTGTCAGCGGCTGTGGCCACGCTGGACGCCCCTGTACCGGCCCGTTTGGGTCGACTAGGAACGCCCGGCGTAGTCCCAGAAGTAGCTTCTACAACCTCCTCGACGGAGGCATCTGGGTTGGTCTTGAGGTATCGGGCAATCGCCTCTTCCTCACGTTGGGCCAACCACGCCACATACTGTTCAGCCACGCGACTCAGGTCTGCGTTTGGATCGCGTTGCACGGCGCTATAGAGAACTTGCTGTATATCCGTATGAAGTCGTTCGTCGTGTTTACCCACGACATCGGCCACTTCGCGCCGGAGACGCTGTCGCTCGACGTGAACCTCTTGCTGGTGCAGTCGGGACTCCATGGCTGTGATCTGCTGTCTCACCTCCGGTGGCAACTCCGACTGTCCCGCTAGAAGCCTATCGAGTTCTGCGTCGATTGGATC